TAATGACGCAAGTCACTACTTGGGCCTCACAACCCCGTGAAAACGACGATGGATTGGTACTCCATTGTAATAGTGCTGTCAAACCAACAAGAACAACAAGAAGAACATAAGCCGGAAGCTGAAACCGGCGAAACAACAGCCACCTCGTAAAAGAAATACTCAACGAAGAAGTGCTCTCGCACCGATCGCTCGTTCCAACCAACTTCGACAGACCAACGGAAATTCTATCATGCTCAAGGGTGTGGACAGGATTGTTACGGTTAAAGACGCAACAACCCTGACTCCCGGAAAATCCGTTGTTTCACTCCTCATAACCCCGCTCATTGCCGATCGTTTGCGCGCAGCATCACAGATGTTCCAGAAGATCAAGTACCACAAGCTTGTCTTTCGTGTGAACAGTCAGTGTTCGACAATGACTGCCGGTGGATACGTCGCAGGCTTCGTAAAAGACCCAGCCGACGAAATCCCGAGTGAGTCCGTTGCAGTTCAATATCTCATGTCCAATGCAGGATCATACACCCAACCATGGTGGCGATCCACTGTCCACAACATCAGAGCGTCCCAGCGGATGTTCTTCACGGACAAACCAGCACTGGGCGCCGACGCGATCCGAGAGTACTCTCCAGGCAGATTCTATGTCATCGTCGATTCCACTCCAAGTCAAACATGTCCAGTCACCGTCGACCTGGAATGGACAGTGGAATTGAGAGAAGCTACCTTCAAATTGCCGGACACTACCACCGTCATCTCCAGCATCCGCCCAGAGCTCTCTCTTAGTACATATGGAATGCCAAACACATCACCAATGGCTGGACATGTGGTTGTCAAACCCAGCGGAGAAACACCCCGCTGGCTCACACCCGCCAGGTTCCAAACTATGTTTGGTTTTGCGCCTGATGAAGACATGTGTGCCACCATTCCAACCCCAGTCCAGTGTGTATTGACCGGAGAAAATGCCTACCAAACAGTCACCGCAACGCATTTCTCCGCTGTGCTTACCGACAGCGCAGTCCAATCGTTCATGCTATCCGCTTTCAATGATGTCACCCAAGACATTCAGCCGATCAACCACACGTGGCAGATCATGGATGCACTCGGGCAAATCGTCACACCCTTCATCGCCGTCATCTATGACTCCGCCATCTGGTCCGCTACTGACAGCTACACCATCACCACCAGAACCGGAAAACCAGTACCGCTGGATGTATTCCGGTTCCTACACCCCAATGCCACCGTTCTCCCACCGGAAAACTAGCTTGGGGTAATGTCGTGCAGCAGACAGGACCCAACGAACTCTACATCCAATGGATCTCCCATCAGGTGTTTCAGTCGCAACTAACTCGGCCGAGCAACGACTATGACGCATGGTACATAAGGGCAACCATGGCAGCATTGCAAGCATCTGTCCTAACACAAGGCAGACCATCAGACGACTACACAGCGTGGTTCAATGAGACCGTCGGACCCAAATTCGACGAGCTCATCACGCAGATTAAGATCATCGCCGATTGCGTCTCTGACAACCAAATCAGGGCCAAACTGGACCAAGTAGTCAAAGTCGAAGTGGAGAATGAAGTACCAGTTAGAGTTGAACATGAGGTCAAGGTGCATGTTGAGAACGAGTATTTGCCAGTCAGGAACAGGTATATCCATCTTGAGGAAGTCGAATTCCCCGAGCCCCTGTTCGTGTTAGCGGCCGAGAAGGACGTCTCGGGTCACTCAAAGAAATTCGAGTGCGAGATAACGAATGAACCTAAGGTCCACATAGAAGGTCAGCCTTTGCAAGTAGATATCGCCAATCAACCGATCCGGGTCACCGGAGACGAACCTGGTTCCAATCACGTCATCATCGACAACTTCCCAGAAGTACAACACGTGATTTTGGATAACCACGTCGTCATCGGCAACCCTGACCCCATCACGGTTACTATCGATCCAGAATCGACGGTCAACGTGGTGGGTTACGTAGATGCTAACATAATCAACTCAGTTGTACTACCAGTTGATGTCGTGAAGCCTATATCAGTCGATAACTTCCCAACAACGGTCACGGTGGACAACGGATTCAGTGACCCGATACCCATCTGCCAGCTCATCCGCACTCTCGAAGCCACGGACATGCCAGCCAACAACGTCGGAGGGACCGGAGTATTCCGGGAACTTTCAACTCAGCACCCACTGCCGAGTTACCAGGTTGGACCCGATAACGGCGAACATCACCTCATGGCACCGCAAGGAGCAGTCTTCCCACGAGCAGTCACTACTGACGGCTATGTTTGGGCCGACTCGCAGTACGCCAGACTACCTGACGTCTATCTACATGAAGTGATCGGAGGAGGCCACCGCACAGTGATCTCCGTCAAAGACCAGCCGCACGAGTGACGTGGTTTACGTTCAACGAGAGTCGATGGCCAGCGTTGGAGGGCATCAAACGTCGTTTGACAGGTACCAGCGACTAGATCCGGTGTAGCCCGCTGCTACAACACACACTGACATGTGTGCAACCGCTCACCCCGCCACGGGGGTGCACCCTAACAGGGATGAAAAGTACGTGGCCGCTACCCACAAGCGTTAAATGGCGGAGTGTCAGCTCCGCAAGACCGTGGGAATCCACATACTTCCGCAAGGTTGATGTGGATTTTAAAAAGGTCGT